CTGGCGGATTAGCAGAAGGAGGGTCGATGTTGCCATTGGTGGCGTGGGCTCGGCGATTGCGTTCGGTACCGGATATGCTCCAAGCCGCCGCTTCGGCAGTAGGGCAAGACAACGAACCTATTGATGTATCTTCATAACGGACATCGTCCACGTCATGATTATAGTCGTCGTCAGTAGGCCCATCAGTATCAGTCATTAGAAGCAAGTCCAAAAATGGGTGCTTGAAATCCGAGTTAAGATCAACTCGGGACAAAGCTGTTTCCCATTCCTTTTGCATGTCCGGCGACCAAGAATAAACATCGGCCAACTGTTCCCAGGTTTCGGCAGTTGGTTCGCCGGATTCACCGTAGATTTTCCACGGTTCAAACTTGGGAGTGTGCTCAACATGGCCCTCAGTTAACTCAATTATTCGATTGAGGTAAGCGTGCAATGGAGGGCTAGCACGAGACTGGGGCAACAAACTTAGTGCCGTCCCGCGGATTAAGGATTCCTTGGTGACGTTCTTGGGCTTGTCAAAGCACCAAGCGATCTTATTGATAACACGACCAGCTTTAGGCACCAGATTCCAACCAGTGGAAGTGGGAGTGAACCGCATGGAACAAAACTCAGCCAAATGTGGCTTAACGGGATAATGCGGTGTCGCCTTAAATCCGAGTTTTGCCATGCCCGTCGCCCAATCGATTTTAAAACCTTTAGGGTGGGTACCCAAATTATCATCGCCTGCCACGAGCATACACAACTCTTTCATGGCTTCTTTAGCAGTTTTGCAACGCTCACGACAATAAATGAAAAGGTGCATACAACCGTTTTGCCACGAATTGTTGCACGAGGTACCAGGGTCGCCCGAACATCGGCAACCTTTACGACGATACTTGATGCCCAGGGACGTAACACCGTGAACATCACAGTTGCCTTCCAGCAACTGAATTGTGGCCAAAGGAGCATGATAACGCTTGGCAATTGCAACTTCCAATTTCAATAGCTCAGTAACGAAGCTAGCATCGAAGGCACTGACGTCATCATCGAAAAGAGCCTTCTCAGCAGCATCTAATTTTGCCGCAAGATCTTGGGACTTAATTCCGCTAGCAAACGTAATTGCAGCATTTTTGTTCCAGACCTTTTTGAGATGACCTTGGAACGCAGCAAACCATGGCCCTACCAAGCAAATAAACTCGGCAGTGGCACCCTGAATGAGACGGGGTGCTTTCTCCACAACACCAAAGGGCGTGCGATGGTTAGTGAATTCCTCCTTAACAAAGGATTTCCGAGTAGTCCACTTATGCACATGTGCAGACACGTCGGAATCAGGACCTATACCATCTGCCTGCAAGCGGTCCCAAGCGGCCTGAAGCTGCAGTTTAACCGCAGTAGAAGCATTGGAGCCCTTGAGATAATCAGCAAAAGGTAAAGGCTCAATTTTGC